GCGGTAAAATAATAATCGTAAGAATCAAAAACTACGTGGGTTGCGGTAAAGGGTGCTGGCAAACCAGTCACAATGACGGATTGACCAGTCACAAAATGATGTTCACGCTGGGTGTAGAAATAAGCCACGTTGGATTCTAATTTGTAAGCGTTAATTGCTGAAGTGTTTGCAACCAGCATTGGCAAAATGACCGCTTCACTGGTGTTAATAATTTCATTTAAATAGTCGTTTGAATAAAGAGATACGCTCACGCCTAGCACGGTTCGCAATTGGTCTGCGGTGACAATACTAGGCATGAGCGTTTCCTTTCGACTGCTGCGGCGAGATCGGGAGAACCCGCCGCATGATTAGTTAGTGGCTATTTATGCCTTGTTATTTTGGAACGCACCAGCCGCAATTTTGGTCGCTACTGCACCAAACGAATACACGCCCACGGTGATTGAACCGTCAGCAGTTGATTCAGCGCGTAGTTGGTATGAAGTTCCTTCGTACCATGTGTAAGCGTCAGGGTTAACGATTAGCAATGTACCGTCCCCGTCGCCACCGTTTGTTGGGTCAACGTACAGGTTCAAGCCCGCGACGTTTCCAGTCAAACTTGTTGGCACTGAAACACCAGGTTGATTCATAGGATTTGAAACCTGTGAATAAATTGGACGTCCAGCGTCATTTAAAGTCATTAGGTTTGACCACTGACCAGTCGACGCAATCATGTTGCGTGCAAATGGATTTGCAAGTCCAGCAGTTGCGCCATAAACGCTTGCTGCACCGCGACCAATAATTCCAAGCAATTCAGCAGCGGTTGGGTATGTTGCAACTGTTGTTGCGTCAACTGTTGCGCCAGCAATCAACTGTGCGTTGACGTAAGAGTTTTGCGCCTTTGCCATTGCTGCAACCATGTTGCGCAATAGTTCGTCGTAGAACAATGGTGATGTGCGTGTTAAAAGTTCAACTGAAAACTTCTGTTGTCCAGCAAACTTCTTAACGTCCACTGATAGAAACGCTGAATTCTGGTCTGTATTTGAAAAGATTGCGTCTTCAGCTGCAATTGCAACTGTTGGTGCAGCAGTAATCTTAGGAATTTCAAATGTCATTCCAGCGTCAGGCAATGCACCGCGAGAAATCGCGTCAATGCTTGGGCGGATTGTTGTTGATAGTCCGTTGACAACTTCAGTCAACTGACGTGTTGGAACAAGTCCAGCGTTGTCGGTTGTGTTGTCTGCTGCCAAAACGTATTGGCGTGCGTTTTCGTCACCTGTTGCAGCAAGAACCTTGTTTTCAAGATACTTTGCAGCAGTTAACTCGATGCGTGGTGTTGTCTTCCAACCACCCACGCCGTTTGATTGTGCGGTTACTGACTGTGCGGCTTCTACCGTTTCGACGGCTTCCGCTGGTGTAACGGTTTGTTCCACTTCGTCGTCCTTTTCTGTTGGTGTGACTTCAGGTTCGATTGTCGAATCTGAAACTTGGTCTTCTTCGCCTGTTGTTGCTGCGACTTCCGTGACGCGTGATGATCGGATTGCTGGTTCGCTAGTTAACGCGACCCCAGTCAATTCACCCTTCAAAATGCGCACTGTTCCGTCTTTAAGTGTCTCGTATTCGTCAAATGAAACTTCAACGCTAAATCCGTCGCGCAACCCTTCTTGGGCTTCCACAAGTGCGTCAGTTCCAGCAGTTGTGTTTGCAATTTTGAAAGTTGCTTCAATTCCCTTGTCGTTTGATTCAATTGAAAGAGTTTTGCCAATACGACGTGTGCGGTCGTGTTCAAGGTTGAGCAACACGGCGGTGGCTTCAATACTGCCAGCAGCAAATTGAACCCTGCCAATTGAAGCGTTACCAGTTTCCTCAAACGTGACAATGCGACCCGTGATTGTGCGACTGTTGGAATCAGCTGCGGTGATTTGCATTGGTGTGATTACTTTTTTCATAGCAGTAGGTCTTCTTCCTCGCGTATTTCGTCAATTGACATTGCGCCAATTCGATTCAAGATTTCGTACACTTGCGCGCGCTCGTAAGGATTGCCACGCAAGAAATCGTCAAGGTCAAAACGCACTTTGTTGCCTGCTGGTGTGAAATCAGCAAATGAAAGGCGTTCTTCGATTATGGACATGTAATTTCTGAAAGCAAAATCAACGAGGTCGCGCCTTTTGTCCAAGGCGTTGGAATATGTGAACGTGGATTGTTGCGCGTCAGTGAAATAGGCTGGAAGCCCTGCCGCCCTGCTAAGTTCTAAGGCCACGTAATTTCTAGCCTCATTTAGCTGCAAATTCTTTGGGTCGTAGCCAAGCGTCTCCAGGGTAACGTCAGCGTTTAAAAATGCGGTTGATTTGTTAGCACGCGCCGTGCGCCATGCGCTCAACAATTTTGCAACGCGGTCTGCTGGCAATGATGTTCCGTTTGACTTCAAAACCATTTGCGGAATCGGTTCAACTGCAAAATTCATTGCTGCACGCTCTAAGGCTGCTGCTGCACGAACCGTGCGACCTGCGCGGCTTAGTAATCCTTCTTGAAATCCTTGGAAAACAACAAGGTTTGCAGGGTCAACAAATGCGCCGTCAATTGAATACGTCGCAATTTCATAACCCATGCCGTTTGTTGTAATTGTTACGCGCTCAGGTGCAATGCGTTCCATTGCGCGGATTTTGCCCGTGTCGGCGTACCTGTCCATGACGTAGGCATACGCACTTGGAAAAAAGAACAAATCGGAAATTATCCACGCCCAAAATGTTGAACCTGGGATTCGTGGGTCAGGCTGGTTGATAACGCGTGGCTGCGTAACCTTCTCGCCTGTTGCTTCATTGCGTGTGTGCATTGGCAGTGACGCAATTGTTTGAATGATTCCCAGGGCGCGCGCTACGGTTGGCACACTCATTGCTTCAGCGCGTGAGGCGGTAACTATTCCACCGAATAGGAATAAATTACCTACTTCACTGTAATAAGGTGCAACCGCAGCTGCGTCCACGTTGCTGGCTTCGACTGGAACGGCAGCCTCAACCCGTGGCGTAAATAAATCGCGAAATCCCATGCCCGAATTGTGTCAGGCTTATACGTTTACCCCACCATTATGTCAAGGTCATTCTCTGGGCGTGTCGCAAAGTGTGAAACGAGCGAAACGGCCACTGCCCCGCAAACGACCGACTGTGACGCCCTTCTTCCAATAACCCAACCTCCGTCACCGCGTCGCAATTGAACCGCAGCTAAAACTTCTTCAGATAATTGGCTTTGCCCTTTGTGTTTCAATCGCCCTGAGTTGATAGCACTGAGCATTTCGTCGCAGGCTTGCGGATAACTGGCGTCCATGTCATATACGGGAATTCCAGCAGGTGCAAGACGTGCAGCGACCGCGCCACTGGTCTTTCGACTGTAAAGCACGTATTCGGTTGGATACCTGCGGGCATAGTCTGCCAATTCGTTCGCAATGGCTTTATCGTCCAATTGCAATTCATTTGTCCAGGTGTGAAGCAATTTGACCACAAACTTTTCTTCCCCAAGTTTTTGCGCCCCAACTAAACTTGCGTGGCGTCTATCAGGTGAAAGGTCAATGGCTAACCAGGTCAATTTGTCAGGGTCAAGGTCTACGGTCTTGTCCAGGCAATTGCCCCAACTTGCAGAATCCACTGCGCTATTTATCGCCACGACCCAACGGCACAATACTTCAGTCATTACGACGTCAGGTGGGTCGTTAAGCACGGATTTTATGTTGTCAGCATGAATTAACGTGCCCATGGACGGATTTGAGTGCCGTGCATTTTCCACGCTTATTTCGTCCGTAGGTGCTGACCATTCAAAATACCCAATATCGTCTTCGACCCCCGCAATGCTGGCCAATGCCCTGTCCCGAAATTGGTTCAGCACTACGGAAGAAGAATCGCCTGCATTTGTGTACGCCATGACCATGGGGTTGGCCGCTGCCATGAGGGTGTATCGCAATGAGGCAAAACTCTCAATGTCAGTCATTTCGCGCAATTCGTCCAAGTGAATTGTCGAAGGTCGCGAAACACCACGCGCAGCAGAACCACCCGCACGCACAATAAACCTATTTCCTGCCATTGTCTCAATTTCTTCACCGCCATGTTGCCAGCGAATCTTCTTGACTTGCTTTGCCAGTGAATCATTCTTTTCAATTATCTGAACCATTGCCCTAAATTGCTCAAGCGAGGTGGACAAGCGGTGCGCCGAACCAATTTGCAGATTTTCTTCCCATAGGAAAAGACCGCCAAGAATTCTTATCAGCTGCAAAAATGATTTTCCGTTTTGACGTGCAACCACAATTGTATTTACAGGCGTAGCCCACCGACCGTCAGGCTTGACCTTGTGCGTGTGAATAAGCGCAAATTTCTGCCATTCTAAAAGTTCAATGCCCAGGCTGCTGGCTAAATCAACCAATTCACCCCCGCGTGAGGGTAAATCGTTCAATGGCGTGTGGATTCTAGGCGTTTGAACGCCAAGTAGGGCGTTTTGCCCTTCTGCGTCCCTACCCAAAACCGTTTGAAGCCCGTTTGAGGCTTCTAGGGGCTCTTGGTGACCTGTTATGACCTTCTTAGTCATTTTCGTGGCTTCTTGAGCCGTTTTGGGGGGAATTTAAAACAG